TCAATTGGAGTTCTGCTTGTTAAGATATCAAAAGAAGAAGAAGAGTTTTTAGTTTGAGTTTGAGTATTCCTTTGTTCTTCTTGTTTTCTTCTTTCATACTCTTCTCTCTCTTTTTTCTTTTTTTGTTCTTCTTCTTCATAATATTCTTTTGCAGTCTTAAACTTAAATTCCATATTACCACCTACTTAACTATATAATAAATGTTTGCAATTTTTTTAGCATCACTTTCACTTATTTTCTTTTTGCTTACTGCATTATTTAATGTACTTGATAAACTCTTATCAGTAAATTTACCATTAGATACATTATTGATGTACCACTCCCAAGAACTTCTATTACTAAATTGGTCTGGGTTTAATGTCATATTACTTGTAACATTTTGTGCCTTATTATTTGTCAAAGCATAACCACCACCACTTGAACTTCTTGAACTTGAACTATTTACTTTTTTTTTTGAAAGTTCATATTCTTTTTTCCATTGTGCATCAGCAACTGCATCTCTTTGTTTTTGATATGCCATCTTTTCATTATATTGTCTTATGCTTTCAGCAAGTTGTTGTTGTTGCATTTGATAATTTTGATTATATTGTCTAATTGCTTCTGCTTCTTTTTGTTCGTTAAGTATTTGATTATATACATTGTTGTATTGATTATCGTATTGACTATTAATATTTAATTTATTACTTAATAAGTTTTGTGTTAATGATGATTTAGTATTATAATAACTTTCATTTGCTTGTAATTCTGCTTGTAATCTAGTTAAAGCATTTTGTGCTTTTTGAACATCATTATTTAATATTGCTTCATTTATACTATTATCATAATTTGTTATAGCATTTTGTAAAGAAGCATTTGCTTGTGCTACTCTATTTTGATATGTAGTATATGCACCTAATTTTGTAGTTTCACTTAAACCACTATTATTTAAACCAGTACTTGCCAAACTTTCTGCTTGGTAACCATAAGGGTTTATGAAAGCATTATATGAATTTAATGCTTGTTTATTTTGTGTTTCAGTTTGTTTTTGTGCTTGTTCTTTTTGTTGATTAATAATATTAGTTTGATTTTCTAATTGTTTATCTAATACTTCATTTTGTGTCTTTTCTTGTTGTGCCAACATTTGATTTTGTTGTTGTCTAAATGAATTAGCATCATCTAGTAAACCACTATATGTTTGTTGGTTCTCTGCTAATGCTTTTTCTCTTTCATTATATACATTATTTATTCTTTTTTGTTGTTCATCTGTATAATTCATACTTTCACCCTACCTTTTAACATAACCTGCTATAAAACCTTGTAATACTGCACTATATATTCCAAATGGTTTATTTGATGAGAATTTTAATTGCATCTTATAGAATTTCTTATCTTTTATCTTAAATGGTGCATAACCTTTTTCATCACTTAATGTTTTACTATCTTTAATAACACCATCTGGTATTGTTTGTATTATTATATCATCATTGTCCATATTTTTAAAGTTTACTACACCACCTTTTTTACTTGTAGTTTTAGTATAACTAGGACAACCAAAATCATCTTTTCTTGTAGTCCAATAAGAAGTAATATCTAATTCACTATTTTCTTGTCCAGTTGTTTCATCTACATCACCATCTAATAAGTATAAATAACCACTATCGTTCATTAAATATAATTCATCTCTATATTCAACCATATTAGTTATATTATTAGGTAGTTCCCAATAAAACCACTCAAATTCACTATTTCCATTACCAGTATTCATTAATTTTCTATTATCTGCTAAATATATCTTTGAATTAACTAATGTTAATAAATAACCTTTATATTCTGCTAATACTGGGTTCTCATAACCTTGTTCTTTTAATAATCTTGCATCTACATATGTTGATTTATGTTGTAATATTTGTTCACTATATAAAGCACTTGATGATATACACTCTAAACCATTATTTGAATAATATACAATATAATCTCCATAATTAATTCCAGTAGACACACAGCCAGTTGATACATTACCATTTGTTACTGGGTATATCTTTTGGTCATAATCACTACTTAATGTTGGTGTTAAGTAATATACACCAGCACCATTTTGGTTATTCTCTTTTATTACCCATAAAACATTATTTCCAGGTATTATTGCTTTTATTCTAGCAACATCTAAACCTATTTCATTATAATTTATATCAGCAATATATCTAGGGTCATTTAACATACCCCAAAACACTGAATTAGGGTAGTCATCATTTCCAGCAAAGAATAATCTATTATCAAATTCACATAATAAATTACAATTTAATATTCTACTCTTATGGTTTGAAATTGTTTTACTAAATAATATATCTACTTTTGCATATTGTGATGGTGCAGTAGTAAATGTTACTATACCATTTGTTCTATCTACTGATAAACCATTTCCCTCAATTACAATTGTAGTAGTATCGTTATCGTGTATTGTTGCTCTTACACTAAAATTGTTATCTAAACCTTTATCATCTAATTGATATGCAGTTGATGTTCCATCTGCTATAAATTGATTATATCTTTTACTTGTTAAGCAATTTACTGGTTGTAATACATAATCAGTATCTACACCCTCATCAATATTTGTTGAACCATCTGGGTTTCTTTGATATGTAGTATATGGTATTGTACCCTCTACTTCTTTTGCAGTTGTACCATTATATTCAATATAATTTACACCATCTATTAAAAAGAATACATTATCAAATACAAAACTCTTACTCTTTGAAGAACTTAAACCAGTATATAATTCAGTTAATTGTGCTGGTTTATTTGGGTAGTTATTCCATTTAACTAATTTTGTTCCTATATGTAATAAAACTTGTATTATATCATTGATTTTATAGAAAAAAAGACCATTGACAACATTATCAAACTTATTAAGTAATGTTAGTCCTGGTCTTGTTTGAATACAATTACTATCAGTATAATCTCTCCACATATTTTTAGCATCTGGACTATGATAGTATGGTACTTCTCCACCACTAAAATCTACACCCATAAAGTTTGAATATTGTCTTGTAATAATTTTATCTAAATTACTCATAAATCAATTCCTCCCTCTATTGTTATAAAACCAGCAGTATTTCTACTATCTAATCTTTGTATTAATTCATTATATGTTCTTTCAAAATATGAACCATAATTAGAAATCATATCTAATCTTAATAAATCTCTTGCAATTCCATAAGGCATAATCTCTAATAAAACTGGGTCAAGTTCAAATACATATCTATTATCTTCTCTTTGTCTTTTTTCATCAGCAGTTTCAGTAGCATCTGCTTCAAATATAGTTTTACAAAGTGTAGGGTATTTATAATAGTAAATTCTAATAGTACCAGCAAAAGAATTATCAATTTCTAATGTAGTATTATCTATCATATTAAATGTAGTTACCATATCTTCTTCATTAGGTATTAGAATAACTTTATTTAATTGGTATATATCATCATAATCTTTTAAATCAATTATTCTATCATCATCTAATTCGATTTCTATTTCTTCATTTGCAGTTATCTTTCTAAACTTCATTAAGTCCATTTGAACTGAATTAACTACACCATTGATTTTATTTATAACATCTTCATCTTCTGCTAAATTATTTAATTCTGGGTATAATTCTTCAATTAATGCAAAGGTTTTTTCTTTCATTTCCTTTAACTTCATATTTACACCTCTATTCTTCTTCTAATTTAGTATTTTTAGAAATATATTCATCTTTCGGTATCATTTCACTTATAGGTTTTACATAACCTCTAACTTCATCAAAAACTAAATAATCATCTTCTTTTAAATAGATTTTTGTTTTAGTTTCCATTTCATAACCTAATGCTTCATCTTTTGATTTAACAATAGTAATTAAAACTAAATCTTCTAATGTTTGTTCAACATTATCGTTTTTATATTCTAATTTAGTTTCTTTTGTTACTTTAATTGCATCATATTCTTCTGGCAATTCAATTACTTTAATCATTTCAATATTTTCCATTTTGTTTCTCCTTTATGGTCGAGTTTTGTGGAGTTGCACCACCATTATCTCTTAACTCGATGAAGAGTAGTATTTCTACTACTCATTTTTTTCATCATCTTTAGATGTGTCATCTTTAGATGGTTCATCATTTGATGGTTCATCTTTAGATTTCTTGTCATCTTTTTTAGATGGTTTTTCTTTGATTTCTTCAATAAAAGTTACTAATTCTTCATCGAAGTCTTTTAACTCTTCAAATCTTTCATTAGTTACTTCAATTACATCATCAAAGTTATAAATTGTTCCAGTATATTTATCTTGAAACATTTTATTTACTCGTATTTTTATCATTAATTAACCTCTCTTATTTTAATACTAAGCAGTAGCAACTAATGGTACTTTAACAACTTGTAATTTTGCTTGGTCAATAGTTTTAGCACCAAATGTATCAAGACCTCTAACGATGTCTTTAAATCTCTTTTCTGCTCTCATACTTTCAACTTCGTTGATTTGTCCAGCAAATGCAATAGCATCAAGACCTCTAATATCACAATATTGATATTTAGTAGAACCAGTAGTATCTTTTGCCATATTATTAGACATAACTACTGGGAAACCACTATATACACCTACAACACCATTTTTGATATAATCAACATTGTTTGTAGATACATCTTCTAATGCTTCTTTAATTAACATATGAACTGCTGGTGTAACTTCGATAACACCATCTTCATCAAAGTTTCTTTCTTGTAATGCAACAATTGCATTGTCTAATGCTTCAATAACTGCTGCTTTTGTTAAGTTAGATGCAGTAGTAATATTAGTACCTGCTTTAATTAAGTTAGCAATATAAGTATCTCTTGCAACTGCTAATTTATGTACTGCTTTTGCTTGATACTTTTCAGCAAGTCCAGGAACACTTTGTGCCTTATTAATATCATCTACATAGAAAGCAAAGTAATTTGCTTGGTCAATAGTTAATAGTTGTGATGCATCACTCATTTCTTCAATAGTAATGTCATTTGCACTATTATATGCTGATACTGTTGGGTCACCAACTGCTAAAATCTTAACTGTTGAAGCATATTTTACTTCTCCCTCATATTTTGTTGTACAACTTTGTACTAATTTTGTTTTAAGTTCAAGACTATCTTGAATTTTTTTAGACCAGATAGTTTGAATAAAATGTGTAACTGCCATAATTTTCTTTCCCTCTTTCTTTTAAGAGGTTAAATACTACCATTTAGACATAGAATTTTCAATTGCTTTAAATAATTCTGGGTTGCTTTCTAATTCTTCTCTTGTGAATTTAGATGCTTCCTCATAAGTATAATAGTCTTTAACACCATTATTTGAATTACTTTTACCAACTAAACTTCCAGGTGTCTTAACCTCTTTAACTGGCTTCTTATTATTTGTATATAATTCGTAAATATTTTTGATAGGTGTATTAACATTAAATTGTTTTTTAAATTCTACAAAGTCTTTATCTTGTAATAAATCTTTTGAAGCACCAAGTTTTAGCAATTCTTTTTCGTTCTTAATTTCAGTTATGTTTTCACATAAAGCATTAAATAAACTTTGTTCTCTTGCATTTAGGTTTTTATAACCAATTCTAGCAAGTCTATTTGCTTCTTCTTCTGTTGCTTCTAGACCATCTTTAATAAAGTCCTCTGCATCATTTCTTCCAAGAATATATAAGTCCCTATCATTTTCATACTTATATTCCTTTGGTAGTGTTCTTCCATCTTCTTCGTAAATCTTTCTTAAATTAGCATTTACTTCATCAATGTTTTCTCCACCAATTTGACTTTTCAAGACATTTTCTGTGTCTTTATATTTTGCCATTTGTTGTTCGTATTTTTTCATTTTACGAGCAACTCTTCTGTCAGCAATTTCATTTACTAATTCATTTAATTCTTCATCAGTATAGAATTTGCCTTTTTCCTCTTCTTGTGTTGTTTCTTCTTCTGTTTCTTCAACACTTTCATCAGTTTCTTCAAGTTGTTCTTCTTCTAATTCTTCATTAGCAACTAATTTTTCTTCTTCCATTTCTAACCTCTCCTATTTTTACGAGTTTGCTTCTCTCACCTATAAAGTTTTTAGTCATTAATGCTTGGACTAATGCTTAATAGCACCATTAGAGTTTTAACTATTAAGTTAATTCTCTAATGCTACCATTAAGTAGCATATCAAGATAGATATAAGGGCTGACATTTAGTTAATCACTCTAAATGCTATGCTGATTATTGCTTCCTAGTGGTTAATTTCTCAACTCTTAACCTTAACCCTATGCTAGATACCTTTTATATATCTATCTTTTATTTAATAAGTACTAATTAAATAAATAGAGAATAGAGTAATAATCATCAACAACTCTTTTATTGTATTGGGAGGGGTTTTCACCTCTTTCGTTATTAATTTTATTACTTTAATCAGTACTTATTATCTATTATTAAATTATATAAATATTGTGATAGAAAAACTATATTATTAATTGATTTCATATTTATATAATTATAATAGTATAATTGGTTGTCCCCCCAGGGTTCGAACCTGGAAATGTCAGTGTCAAAGACTGATGTGTTACCATTTCACCAAAGGACAATATTGAGAGTGCTTTAAGCACTCATTGGTTGATTTTCTTGTGCAAGTGCATTTTGTGATAACATTTGACCTTGTGTAATAACATTTGATAGGTTTTGTGCATCATTTTGTTCTGCATTTGCTACTTGTTTTAATAAATCTGCTTGTCTTTGAATTTCAGCAATTTGTTGTTGCTTTTCTTTTCTATCTCTCATTATCTTTTCTAATTTTGCTTTTGGCATAACACTATCTGTATCTAATGAGTTTACATATTCTTCGAAACTAATATGACCAGCAGTCATCATATTCTCTAATGATAATTCTTGTGCATACTTATCAAATGCTCCACGAGGTGTTATATCTACTTTAACACTTGTGTTCAATTTTTCTAATGTATTTTTATCTGCTTCTAACATAACATAATTTTCTTCATTTGTCATCTCATTTTTGTCTAAATAATAAATTTTTATATCTTTTCTATTATTTTTCCAAAACATAAACCATATTCTAGCAATATCTTCAAGGAAAGTTTTTAATGCTATTACTTGGTCATCTAATGGTTGAGTTTGTGCTTGTTGTACTGCTAAAATTGCTTTACCAGAAGCAGTTGATGGGTCAATATTACCAGTTGTACTATCACCAGTATTTGATAATTCTTTTGTTACATTTATTAATTCAGTTTGGAAATTATTAGCATCACTACTCATTTGTGCTGGTGTTGTATTCATAAATACATCACTTGCTCTTGTAGAACCCATATCTCTAAACTTAATTGTAGAACCAGTTTTATTTACATCAGCAACATTTTGTATTGCATCTATATTAATAACTTTTTGTGGGTATGCAGTATTCTTAATAGTAATTGCTCTTCTTAAAGCAGTTTTATTACACTCTAATTGGTTTGGTATATGTTGTTCAACTTCTCCCATACCTCTCGCATTACCCTCAACATCTTCCCAGTTCATATGTGCTAATGGGTATTTATCTACACCCATATCTTCATCTTCAACTATTATTACATATCTAGTAACTTGTTGATAATGAATATCACCATCTTCATCTCTCCAAAGTTTAGTAATTAACCAAGTTTTATCATTTAATTCAATTTTACCATCATCACCAGCATTATCTTGTGTATCTTTATCACCAGTTATTAATTCAATATCTTCTTGTGATAAATTATTATCTTTTGCTAGTTTTATTACATCACTTATATCTTCTCTTGTTCTAATTAATATATATGGTTGCTTTTGTATATCACTACAATTCTCATCACCATACATAACATCAGTATTATTTAAAACTTCATTTACAATATCTCCATTTTCATCTAAATAGATATAACAAACTGCTTCACCATATATAGCACATTTTTTTGCCCATCTTCTTACTTTGCTATCTAATTTATCTTTATCATATACATTAGATGCTTTTTTATTTAAGACTTTACATACTTCTTGTGCTGAATTTGCAAATTCTTCATTTTCAATGTTTTCTGGACTATAATTTATAGCAAATAAGTTTTTAGTAACTACTGATACTTTTTGCTTAACTATTTGTTTAATAAAGTTATAACATATAGGTTCAACACTCTTTGATAATTTCAAACCATTCCATTGGTCACCTATATAAAATCTAAAATTCTTATCACTTCTACTATATAAATCTCTTAAATCAAGGAATTTCTTACCTTTTTGATATAAAGACCAAGTTTCAGTTTCTTTTATTTCTTCTAAATTCATAATTCACCTACTATCTTATATCTGGTACATCTTTTTGTCCAGCACCAGTTCCATCATAATTTTCTATATTGTCTAACATAGTAGCAAGTGCTTCACTTTCTAATTCTTGTTTTTTCTTATATTCTTCTAATTCTTTATTTTCTTGTACTTTTTCTTTAACATCATTAACCACTTCAATAGGGTTAAATGAAATAGGTTTTAAACCTTTTTCTTTTCTTAAATCATTTAATAACATTATTATACATAATGTAGTATTTAATGACATTATACCAATAATAATTAAAATTACAAGTAAAATTATATAAAATATTTCCATTTTCTCATCTCCTATACTACAACTTGTTCTTCTCCAATATCAAAATTATCGTATTCTTCTTGTTTTTTATAACCAAGACCAAATACTTTTTCTTCTAATGTTTCTTCTTTTGATGGACTTACTCTTGATATACAAAAATATCTCAAAGCATCGCAAATATGTGTTATTTCGTGTGGTTCAGTTGCACAATCATTTGGGTCTTTTTCATCGTGTTGTAATTGTGGCAAACATCTAATTAAGTTAGTACAACAAGAGAATATAGTTAAATCAGCAACCTCAATAGGTTCACCAGTTTGTATATTTCTTGATTTCTTAACTCTTAACCACTCTTTAACTGCTAACCAACCATCTTTTCTATTATTAGATGCTTTTGTTAATTGTATTCCATTTTCTCTAAATATTTCAAATGTAGATTTACCAGTATCTCTATTTCTTCCCCATAAATCTGGTGGAGCATATATATTTCTATATTCTGCTTTTCTCATTTGTGATTTTAATAATTGTGATGCTTCACTAACTATTAAATTATCTTTATATATTTCTTTATAAACAACTGCTTTACCACGAGTATCTACTGCTATAAATAGTACTGCAAACATATCTAAACCATAGTCGAATGCAATATATCTATTCCAATTTCTAGGTATTTCAAATGGTTCTTTAATATGTATATCTCTCCTAAACTCTGGGAAGAATTGACCATCAAATATGTCCCAATTACCATATAACATTGCTTGTTTTCTATCTTCTGGTAGATTTTCTAGTGATTTAACATAACTAGGGTCTTGTTCCATAAGATATTTATTTTCATAAACAACTGCTGGTATAAATGAATAATCATCTGGGTTTTCAGTACCTCTATAATTTCTATCTATAAATAATCTTTTAACCCATTGATGTCCTACACCACCTGGGTTACAAGTAAAGTACATACGAGGTGTAAAAGGTACTTTTAAGTTACCACTCATACGATTACTTTCAGTTAATGACTGAAATTGAAATTCAGTAAAGTGTGTTGCTTCTTCTAATACTATAACTTCGTATGCTTGTCCTTGAA